ACACTCGGTCATAAAAGAAGTTAGACAAACTCTCTTTAGTTAGGATGGAAGTTAGAGATTAAAGAAACTACCAGTTGGTTACTCTGAGTAAAGTAACAAGTTGTTTGTTAGTTGCTACTTATAGAAACTAAACTAAGCTGTGAATGACTCAGTTGAGAAAGCAGACAAGACGTGGGTTCAACTCCCGCCAGCTCCACTAACTTAAATAAGGAAGAGTATATGCCAAGCCTACTATTACCGCCAGCTATAGCTGCTGAAAAAGCTATGAAGTTATCTGTTGAACTTTCTAAAACAGCAGAAGCTGCAGCTGCTGGTTATGCAGCTGCTATAGCACCTGTTCTTGCAAATATAGTAGCTACTAATGGTTTTATTACAGCAATACAAACTCCGTTATCATTATCAGGAGCCGTTGCTCCACCTTCACTAATAGGACTTAACATAACTGCTGCAGTTTTTACGCAACTTACGGTTATCTCTGCAGGAATAACTGCAACCATACCACAATCAATAGCAGTAGCTGGCGCACCATCGCCTTCCTTTCCGATATCAGCGGCTTTGGTTACTACACAGATTGATGCCGTTGCTACATTTATAAAAAAGTTTTTAGTAGATCCTCAAAAATAAACCTTGACTCTTTCCTTAAAATTGTGTATCTTCTTATATGACAAAAGGGGAAAAAATGAAAAAGACAGTTATATTTGATTTAGATGGAACACTAGCTAACATTGAAGTTAGAAGGGATAAGTCTTTAAAACCTAATGGAAAAATAGATTGGGATGTATTCTTTGATGCTGAAAATATAAAATTAGATGAACCTAATGAGCCTGTTATTAAGATGGCTCAGTTATTTGCTGAAGATGGATTTGATATTGTAATCTTTAGTGGAAGAAATGATAGATCGTTTCACACTACTAAAAGTTGGTTATCAAAATACAGAGTTCCATTTCGCAAATTAGTTATGAGACCCGACAAGTTCTTAAAGCGAGGAGATAAAATCGCCGATGGAAATCCAGCCACTCAAGATATGAGATTTATGCCTGATGAAATCTTAAAGAAACATATGTTAGATACCTTTGTTGATATCAATGATGTTTTTCTTGTTGTTGATGATAGAGATAAGGTTGTGAAGATGTGGAGAGACTTAGGACTTAATACTTTCCAAGTAGCACCAGGAGATTTTTAAAAATAAAATTGTATTTCACCAAATTCGGTAATATATATATATGTAGTAAGTATCACAAACGCTTTGACAGAAAGTTTAAGAAAATTCTTTAATGAGTATGTAAGTAAAATTGAGATACGAAGTAAAAAAAAACGATAGTTAATTAAGGCTATCATAGGAGTTCGAAATGGCTAAATTAAGCCAAACAACAGAAGCAATTCGAGATACGGCTTCCACTATAATGCAATCTCTTAGTAAATTAGACAACATAACCTTAAACTATAAAGAAAAACGCGAATTACAAAAGAAAATACAGCGTTTAGTCAAAAAGAATGGACTTTATGTAACGAATGTTCTCTCAAATAAAGAAGAGATTAATCAGTTTCTTGTGAATGTTTTTGATGGTAAAAAAGATTCTAAGGATGGAGTTAAAGTTACTATAAAATTCTTATATGATGAAAGTAACAATTCAACTTTAGATACACAGCCTCGTTCATATCAACGTGAAAAAGTTGCAGACTATAAATGGAAATGCGAAATCATAAAAACAATTTTACTTGATAAAACTGTTAAGATACCACCTATTCATATCAGAGTTGTTCGTAATGAAAAAGGTGATGTTATGGGATATGAGATTGCTGATGGTCAACAACGAATTACGGCTGTATTTGAATTTATGAATAATGAATTTACTTTACCTAACCTAAAAAAAGATAAATCTTTTGGTAAATACGCAGGTATGAATTGGACTAAACTGCTTATGATGGGAGGTGATGCTACTGATGAAATAAAAAATTATGGGATAGCAACTACTTTCTACGATTACTTTAAAGATAATGACATATCAAATTTGTTCATTAAGATTCTTAACAATACAAATGATTTGAATGTTCAAGAAAAAAGTAACGCAATTCGTAGTCAATTGGCTGAGTTCGTCAGACTTACTTCTCGTAATGGAAATGGAGAATGGAAAGATGAAGATTCGATTAGAATGTTTCATGAGTTATTTCTTAGAGATAAGTTGAATGTAGGAACACCGAAAGAAGAGGTAGTTTGGAAATACTTTCATAGTTTAGGTATTGGTCGTATGCAGGGAGATCAATGGTTGGCTATGTTGGTATATATGGTAGTTACCGATAACTGGAAAGGTGGTGTAACCGCAAGTGTGGTAAGTAACTTCTATGAAGAAACCTCAGTTCAAAGCGGTCATCAACTTGGATGGAATTTTAAAGATGAGTTATCAACAAACTCAATGCCTAATATAGAAAAAGATATTAACTCCTTATTAGACATGGGTTTGAAATTTTCTCAATGGGTTTTAAAATATAAAACTGTTAAAATCAATAGCAAAGGTAAAGAAACAAGAAGCGTATCAAATGCAAGAGCTTACTTAAAACATAATTTTATGTTATTTGTAATTCTTTTTGCTAAAGATTATAAGGAATCTATGAAATCAGGCGCTGTTGATTGGGATTCGTATTTTGAAAAGATAACTAATGTATATGACAAGTGGAATCTCCCATCGGTTTATGAGAGGGATGAAAATGGAAACTCTCGTTATCAGTCAAATGGAACTACTATGTTAGGTGCTTTCAAATCACTATGGGGTTCTTTTAATTCTAATGTGATTAAAACTGCTGTTGATATTGTTACATCCGAAATAGCTCTCGATCCAGATTGGGGATTTGTTAAAATCGATCGTTCTAATTTTACAAATAAACAAAAAGAACAAAGATGGGAAGAAAACGGAGGAGTTGATGATTATACAGGCAAACCTATTCCAATAGAAGATGCCGTTGGTGATCATGATATCCCTCGCGCTTGGGGCATAAATAAAGGTGGTTTAACCGTATATAGTAATCTCAAAATTACTACTGCTTATCATAATCGTCAGAAATTGACTATGAGTGGTGAGGCTTATATGGCGAAGTTAGATGAAGATAATAAGGCGGCTTAATAAAATTATTTTCATTTGAATCAAAATATATTTGTATTTAAGAATCTATATACATATATATATTATTGTGATATGAAATCACATCTCATTATGAGAAAAAATATAAACTAAAATAAGGAGGTCATTATGGCCAGCAATATAATTAAACATGCCAATTCAAAAGGTATTGAAATGGTAGCACAAACTTATGTTCCACTATCTCAACTTCAAATAATTGAACCTGAAGAAGGAAATAGAGAGGAAGATAAACCCCACACTAAAAGCTTTGAAGATAAAATTATGGAGAATGGTATGATGGATTCAATCAAAGTATTTCCATTTAATGAAAAAACTCAAAGTTATAAAGTAGCAGAAGCTAATCATAGAGTAAGAGGTTTGAATAATATATTTCAAGATGATGAAGATCCTATGGTGCCAATTTCCATATTATATTGGAAAGATGGAGAGGATCCTGAAGAAGTAAAACAAACAGTTATAGAATTTAACGTTACAGGTAAAGCTTGGACTAACTATAATTTTGTTAGATCTCACTCAGAAAGTGGCCATTTTCCTAAAGATGTGCAATCACTATGGAAAGAAATTTTCAATAATATGAAAAGGTTGAAACCTAGAATAACTAATGCTTGTGTCATATCTATTTATGCAGGAACAATCAGAAGTCATCCGAAAGTTAAAGATTTAGTATTAGCGAAGAAGTTTAGACTTGACACTTACCAAAGAGCAGTAGTTGATAAGATGTTAGACAGATTAGATACTTTTACCAATAACCACGGTAAAAGATTATGTAATACTCAATTTATGAGATTGTATATTCACAATCTTCGTAGGAAAGCTAGAGAATTAAACAACTTTACTAATTGGGAAAAATTCTTTCAAAGAAGTATTGAACAATTAAATACAAAGGCTAGGTTTTCAGATTTTGTTGCATTTCCCTCCGATGATGTAAGTTTTGATCATTGGTTTGAAGCTGTATAAAAAAACACAAAATAAGTAAAATATATTTGTATTTAGGATTATAAATATATATATATTATTGCGAGTGAAGTGTTATAGGAAACACACTACCTTTCCAAGGTGGAGATGTTGGTTCGACTCCAACCACTCGCTCAACTATTGGCCAGCTAGGCTATTTAACTATTGAATATTAAATAAAGAGAGTAACACTATGGGATTCGGAGATTTCTTTGACGAGCCAAAATTCGATTTTGAGAAAGAGCGCAAAGCTTTTGTAGATAACCTCAATTTACTAAAAACAATGCCGGTACAAGAACAAACATTATATAAGAAGTGGCTAGAATTTAATGCCGATGTTTATTCTATGACACAAAAAGCATCTAAGTTCAAAAGAATTAACAGTTCTATTTGGATGCCATCTGATATTAACAATAAAGAACAAACCATAAAAGAAATAGAAGCATTAGAGCCTTACGTTGAAATGTTAGAACAAGGTAATGCTAAGGATAATGAGACTTGGACATTAGTTCGCAGGTTAATTCATACTATGGAGTTTACTGCTAATCCTGGCAGAAACATTAAGTTCTTTATTAAAGATAAAGTAACCAACAAACTATTAGGTGTTGTATGCTTAGGTTCAGATGTAACATCATTAGGAGCTAGAGACAGCTTTATCGGTTGGACTAAAGATAATAAGTTCGTAGATGGTAAGCTTAAGCATACATCAATCGGCACAACTATATGTTGCGCTCAGCCATTGGGTTATAATTTCTTAGGTGGTAAGTTAGTAGCCGCTTTGGTTACAACATCAGTAGTTAGAGATGCTTGGAAGAAACTATATGGTCAGACATTGGTTGGCTTATCCACCACCTCTTTATATGGTATTCATTCTATGTATAATTCTATTCCGCTTTGGAAAACATTAGGCTCTTCTAAAGGTAGGATTGCATTAAAGCCTGATGACGCAATTTATGAGACGTGGCACGAATGGTTAAAAGAAAACCAATCAGAAGAGTATTTGAGACAGACTACACAGAAAGAAGGTGTAGCAGGTCCTCCAACAGGCGTAAAACAAAAAACAATTAATATGATATTCAAAGCAGTTGGAGTCAAAGGTTCTGATTATATGCATGGATTCAAACGTGGTATCTTTTTTGCTGACATCTATGAGAATGGTAAAGAGTTCTTACGTGGCGAGATAGAAGAGAAAGATTTAAAGATGAAGAAAAAGTATAACGATGATAGTGATTACGTTATGAAATGGTGGAAGCCAAAGGCTATACGAAGGTATAGCAAGTTATTTGATGAGAACAGACTTAAACCTGAAAAGTTATTCTATGGTGATTTAGTTGGAATGACTTGGGAAGAAACAAAAAAACAATATCTTGGAGAAGTAGGAAGATGAGCATATACAAATTTTCAAATAGTAAGTGCGATGATAAGGAATATAAATATAAAGTATTAGTATATCCAAATATAACTTATTTAAAAGATTTAGAAAAAGATTCTTACGTTGTTGTTATAGGCAATATTATTAAAGAATTAAATAAAATACGTGATGATTTGTATTTTTCAATTATAACTCCTGCCTTTGTTAATAGTTTAAATTTTAAAAATTCTGAGCAGCTTGTAATTCGTGAGTTTAATGGCCAAAAATATTTTGATGCGTATCGAAATTATCCAAACTCAATGAGGATGGATTTCCCTTTCAGAGAAGTCTTTAATGCTATTAAATGGAAAGATAACGACTATGATATTGTATATTCTCATCTGCCAGAACATACAGGAAACCTAAAGTGTTTATTAGAAAATACTACTAATATATCTCCTACTATAATCGGTGGGTATACACATTGGACAGAGTTTAAAGAAATAACAAACTATCACTACAAACCTGGATTATCTTATAATATCGTTGGTCTTTTAGAAATGATTGAATGTGGTATTAATACACAAGCTCAAAAAGATTTGGTATTGAAGAATGCTAAGGAATATTTTAATGATGATGTAGTTTCTAAGTTAGATAAGATACTAAAGCCACAATATCTTGGCTGGGAAACACCAGATTATGAAAAACAAACTACAGATAAAAATATTATTGTCTTTAATCACAGACCCCATGCATATAAAAATTATCCTTGGTTTTTAAAACAAATGGATAAGTTGTGGGAGAAGAGACAAGACTTTGAAGTATGGGTGCCTTTAGCAGAAACTATGGATAGGGAATATATCACCAATGATAAATACGATAGAAAAGGTTATTTTTCAAAATTATCTTCATGCCTTACCGGAGTTTGTGCAAAGCAAAAATATGCTGGGTGGGCTATATCCGCTACTGATGGCATGTCGGTTGGTGTTCCATATCATTTTTCAAATGACAGCTACTATCACGAATTAGCAGATTATGCTGGTATATACTATAAAGATGCTGATGAGCTAAATGCTAACATACAAGATTTGATGGATATTTCAGATTTAAGAAGTAGGTGGTCGGATAAATCAATGAGAAAATTTAAACAAAGTAAATGGTCAACTGCTATCAATCAGTTTAATAGTATGTTTAATAGAGCAATAGATAACTTACATATTTTGAAGGAAGATACCGATTCATATAAAAAGATAGTAGATTTTATTCACAAAAAGAAATCAACTACTAAAAAAGAAATATTAGAACATCTTGGATGGGGTGTGAGAATATCTTTTAGTGGCTATCGCAATAGATTAAGAAATGAACCAACAATTAAATTCACAAAAAACAGATACGAGGTTAGATAAATGAGACAACTTTCAGAAGAAAAGATATTAGGCAATTGGAATAGGTTAATGAAACTTATAGAAGATACGTTTGAGGGAGAGCGTAAAGACAATCTATTAGAGATGTATAAATACTTTGAAGATAGGATGTCGGTGGCGCCTGCGAGTGGAAAGGCCGCATATCACAATGCTATGGTGGGTGGTTATGTAGATCACGTATTACACGTTACCGATTGTGCTTTAAAGATTAAGAAGCTATGGGAAGAAGATGGAGCTAAAATAAATTTTACAGATGAAGAATTAATATTTGCTGCTATGCACCATGACTTAGGTAAGGTGGGTGATTTGACAGAAGATTATTATATACCACAGGATTCAGAGTGGCATCGTAAGAATAGGGGTGAGATATTCAAACACAATCCTAACTTACAATATATGACTGTAACAGACAGAGCAATTTACTTACTAAACCATTTTGGTGTTAAGATGACAGAGTGGGAGTATATCGGATTAAGACTAACGGATGGTTTATATGAGGATGCTAATAAGACTTACTTAATGTCTTACAATCCCGACTGGTCTCTAAAGTCTAACATAGCTTACATCTTACATCAAGCAGATATGATGGCAACGCATGTTGAGTCTGATTTATGGAATAGGCTTGATGAGGAGACTAACACCAAAATAAGTGATAATATTAAGAAGGCTGTTGAGCCTAAGAAAGAAGTGGTTAAAGAAAATAAAACACCTAACCTAACCAAAAAATCAGCTGATTTATTTGAAGAGTTGTTCGGAGAAAAGTAATGAAAAAGAACAATAAACAATTCACAACAGTAAGAAGTTTAACCAATAAGGTTAATGACTTAGAAAAGAGATGTGAAGAAATTGAACTTATTTTAATCGCTCTATTACAGGAGAAAAAACTATGATTTTTTTAAAAATAAGTCTTGTATTAATGACCATTTTGTTCTTAACTTCATGTTATGTAATATGGAACTTGATATCAAAGACAGAGCTATTGGAATCTTGGGTTGAGAATTTCATAAACACAATAAATAAGGTAAATGTAGATTTGAAAAAATTAGATTACAAAGGATATTTTGAAGCAGACGATGAAGTCGGAGTAATATTTAATCAAATTAAAAATACGATAAAGCAACTAGATAAGTTCAAAGGAGAACAACAATAATGGCAACAGCAGTATCATCATCTAAGAGTGAAAACGTGGTACAAGTAGAACCTAAGAAAAAGAGGGCTAAAAAGAAAAAGAATTATTATTTTCATCAGGGAACTGAAGATGGTATAATTGCTTATAATAAATCAGTAATTCCGTATGATAGAAATAAAATTTATAATGAACATATTCGAGCCGCTTTTGATAAGTTAGCTGAAAATATTATTCATACTTTTAAATTCTATTACTTCGACAGCAATTCAATAGAGGTTAAGAATGAAGTCGTTGCTTTCTTAGTTATGAACATACATAAGTATAAAGAAGGTAAAGGTAAAGCTTTCTCATACTTCAGTATTGTAGCTAAAAACTATCTTATTCTCAATAACAACAAAAACTATAAGATGGGTAAGATACACGATAAGATAGATGTAATTGACTATAAAAGAAATATAGTTGGTGAAGAAAGTGTTAGGATACGTTCAGAAGTTAATGCACTATTTACTGATGAATTAATTAGATTTTGGGAATATAACCTTACAGCTATATTCAGTAGAGATAAAGATATCAGAGTTGCTGATTCTGTATTGCATATATTTCGCATAAAAGAGAATATTGAGAACTTTAATAAGAAAGCTCTTTACATTCTTATTCGTGAGATGACAGGTTCTAATACCCAGCATATCACCCGTATAATAAATGTTATGAAGAAATATCAACATAGATTATACAATGAGTTTGACCAGAAAGGAGTAATAGATTTATCATATACAGGATCTTTAATAAGAGAAGAATCCTAAACCTACCGATAACAATAAAAAAGGGAGTTTTCACTCCCTTTTTTTGTGCGTAAAAATATTCATCAAAAAAATAATAAACTTATATTTATATATGTAACTACTCCCTAAAATATCAAGAGGTAAACATAATGGCTAGCGATTTTGAAGTATTTGAGGGTAAGTCATTATCCGACTTATTCAAAGATATATATGATAATACCAAAACCAATAAAACACAGTTAGAAGTTCTTATGAAAGAGGTTGTTGGATTTATAAAGGATGGAGATACTGCTGTTCAGATAATTCCTATGCTCAAAGAGTATTTGGAAATTAATGTCAAAAATGACGATCAATTAGTTAAGATGGCTGCGATAGTTCAACGTATGATTTCAAGCGAATCCAAAACTAATGATGTATCTGATTTTGGTTTAAGCGATGCTGAGAAGGAACAACTTTTGGCCGCTGTAGAAGATGTTGCGAATGATGTTCAAAAACATTCAGATAACATAACAGAAAAATCAGATAATTTGTTTGGAGAATAGAAGTGCAGCTACCCGGATATAGAAAAAGAATAAAATCTAATAGTGGAAAGGTTAAAGATGGTGGTGGATACACTAATATGAACCAAGTGGTTTCCAAAATCAAAGAGATGAGTCAAAATAATGATGAATTCTATGAGATTGAGCCGGCTAAAGTTATAAGAGTATTCACAGATCCAACAGAGCCAAATTTTCCTAAAATAAAAGGAGGCAGTGCGTCTCCAGATTTAACTTATTTGGGAGCCGTCATTGTTCAATTAACAGTGAGTCAAAAAAGTGGTGGTTCTATTGGAATCAGCAAACCTATAAGACCTCTATCGCAGCATATAGTCCAATATCCATTAAAGGGTGAGGTAGTTAATGTCGCTAAATATATTAATAGTAAAAACGAATCATCTTTATATTATTCAAATCCATTAAACTTAAATGGTAGGGTTGTAATGAATAGATTAGTTGGTGAGCCAGGAGAAGGATTAGTTTTCCCTCAGAACGTAAAGTTAAATAGAAAGATTTCAGTTAAGCAAGGTGATACTGTAATGCAAGGAAGGTTTGGTCAATCAATCCATTTTAGCAGCGATAAAAAATATACTAACCCTTCTATAAAAATAACAGTTGGTCAATCAAAAGTTGCTAGTGAACAATTAAATCTTAAAAAAGCTAGTTATCTCGTTACTCATAAAACTAATATTAATAATGACGATGCTAGTATTTATATAACAACGAATGAGCATGTTCCTTTAAAAACAGATGCTGTAAGTGAAATGAAAACGCCTTATTTGGGAGTATCTCCTGATGGTAAAGATGCTAATGATAAAGAGAAAACACGACCAAAACCTACGATTACTATGAATGCTGATTCGATAGTGTTTAATACCAAAAACAATGGTGATTTAAATCTTTACTCTTCAAGACACATATCATTAGCAGCAAGAACAAGTATAAACTTAGAGAGCGAATTTGGAGAAATTAATTTAGGAACTGTACAATCTATCAATCCCGTAGTTAAGGGTAATGAACTAAAAACTTATTTATTTGATATATTAGCATTATTTAAACTATATAACGATAGTTTAAAGGCGCATCTATCATCTAATAAAACTGATGAAGTAAAAAAGGCTGTAGATCTATTCGCTAAACCATTTGAGACAGCAGTAGAAGATCTTGTAGATAGATTGAAAATAGAAGGCGGTGATGTGGAGTTTCTTAGTAAAAAAGTTTTTGTAGCTGATGACAAAGTTACACCAGAAGGTGAATTGCCAAGCTTAGAATCTATGTGGTCAGATACTAAATGGGAAGAAATTGCAGAGGTTACTACCAAAGAGTATCAAATCGAAAGACAAACAGGCGGTGGTGGAGTGAAAGGATAATGGGTATAGGTGACGCAATACGAAAGCAAATTACAAATTTGATAAATAGTCCATCTAAAGTATTAGGAGATAAAGCTAACTTAATAATTAAGGGTATCAATGCCGGAGGCGGTGGACTTGAAGATGCTGAAAAGTTGCTGAATGATTTAAAAGACTTAGAGAAAAAAAGAGATACTTTAGAAGCTGCTGACCAGCAACTTGGTAATATAGTTAATACTATTTCGGCTACTAAAAAAACAGCCGTTGCTCTAAAAGAAGCTAATACAATAGGATCAGCCTTAAATCCAGCTGCAGCTGCTATATCAGTTGTTCAAGAAAAATTACAAGAAAAAATAGAAAAAGAAATTGAAGATGTAAAGTCTGCTAAGGATGCTATAAAACCAGCAGTAGATGGGTTAAGAGATTTCATTGGAAATACTAAGAAAAAATTATCTAAAGCTATCGCAGATAAGAAAAAGAGAGAACAGCTTAAAAAAGATAGAGAAGAAGCTTTGAGAAATTAGAATTAAATTAAAAATGTTATATTTATATAAAATAGGAGTTAGTAATGGCAAAATCGGGTAAATTATTATCATTAATTAAAGAAATAGTCAAACAAGAAGTTAAAAAAGAAGTTAGACAGATATTTATTAACGAAGGTATAAAATCAATGGCAAATAGTGTTCCTCTGACAGAGGAAAGTGTTGTGGAAGTTTTACCTAAAAGAAAACCTAAACCGAAAGAAGAAATAACTTATACTAAGAATCCTGTATTGAATGACATCTTAAATGAAACTGCAAATGGTGGCGAAACAGATGAATATCCATCAATGGATGGTGGAACATTTGATAGTTCAAAGATGGCACAGGCTATGGGTTATGGTGGTATGTTAGGTAGTGCTGAGGATAAAAGAAAGGTATCAGCCATACAAACAGCACAAGCAGCAGGTGCTGATACATCAAATAAAGCAGTTCAAGATGTAATGGGTGATTTAACAAAAGATTATAGGGGTGTGATGAAAGCTTTAAATAAAAAAGATGGTAAGATATAATGTCAACTCTTGAAAAAGATTTAGATCCAAATGTGTTTATAGGTGTATCGCTACCCCTAACTCACGGAACTGAAGGATTTTTCTCAAAAACAAAAACAACATTAGATCAAGCTCGTTCTAATATTAAAAACCTTTTGCTAACTATAAAAGGCGAGCGATTAGGAAATCCTACATTTGGAAGTAACCTATATAGAGTTTTATTTGAGCCAGATGATGGAAATATTGGAAGTAGTATAGAAGAGACTATAAGAGAAGCTATGGGTGAATGGTTATCTTATATAAACATAGAGTCTATAAATGTAACTACAAGTGGAGAATTTGATAATGCAGTAAATGTTCAAATAAAATTTACTATAAACATAGATCAAAAAGTTGCTCAATTGGATTTAAATTTAAAAAAGGGTGATTTAAGCGTAGAAGATGGAGTTAACATAGATACTACATTTAATGAAGATACGGGTGAATATGAAAATGTAAATGACTTTGAAGTAAATCCATTCTACGACTTTTAACGGAGATAATAAATGCCTTATTCAGTTTCTAAAAAATCAGTAAAAGAAGTTAGATATTTAAATAAAGATTTTTCTTCATTTAAAGCTAATCTAATTGAATTTGCTAAAGTTTATTTTCCAAATACATATAATGATTTTAATGAGTCGTCTCCTGGTATGATGTTTATAGAAATGGCATCTTATGTTGGCGATGTTCTATCCTATTATATAGATAATCAATTTAAAGAAAGTTTATTGGCTTTTGCCGAAGAAAAGAAAACCGTATATAATATGGCACAATCATTTGGATATAAACCAAAAGTTTCTTCTCCATCTTCGGGTATAATAGAAGTATTCCAAACAGTGCCTGCTATATCATCAGGAATAGGAGCTAACTTTGTAACAAGACCTGATTTAAAATATGCTGTAAAGGTTAATGCTGGTGGATCAATGGGATCAAACACAGGAATTAATTTTAGAACAGTAGAAGATATAAATTTTAAATTTTCAAGCTCTTATGATCCGATGACTGTTTCTGTATATGAGAGTGCTGATAATGTTCCTGCAACTTACTTACTTAAAAAAACAGTTAAAATTGAAAGCGGAAATACAGCAACAGAATTTTTTACGTTTAATGCTGCTGAAAAATATTCTAGAATTAAATTATCTAATGTGGGAGTAACGGAAGTTATTTCTTGTACAGATGACGATGGTAACGATTGGTATGAGGTTGGTTTTTTAGCACAAGACACTGTATTTCAAGATATGGAAAATACAGAACTGAATGATCCTGGACTATCTTCTTATGCTGACCAGTCTCCTTATTTGATGAAGTTATTAAAAACTTCTAGAAGATTTGTAACCTTTATAGCTACTGACAATAGAACAGAGATTAGGTTTGGAGCTGGTATATCAGATTCTCCTGATGAAGAAATCGTTCCTAATCCGAATAGCGTAGGTTCTAGTTTGCCCGGTTCACCTTCATATCTAAATACTGCATTTGATCCGGCTAATTTTTTAAATACAAAAACTTATGGACAAGCGCCATCCAATACAACATTAACAATTACTTATAGATATGGTGGTGGGGTAGATCATAATGTTGCAGCTAACACCATACAAAAATTAGCTTCATTTAATCTTACCTTAGATGATACAGGCTTAAATGCTGGATTAGTTGCTACATCAAAGAGTTCCTTAGCAGTTAATAATCCTGATCCTACTTCAGGCGGTAAAGGTGCTGAGAGTGTAACTGAAGTTAAACATAATACATTAGCTTATTTCCAAGCACAACAGAGAGCCGTTACTAAGGCTGACTATATAACAAGAGTGTATGCTATGCCACCAAAGTATGGTAATATAGCAAAGGCCTATATAGTGCAGGATTCTCAAATTGATCCTTCTGCTGGCACAATAGGAAATACAGGAGTAGCAGCTAAGAGAATTGAAAATCCATTAGCTCTTAACTTATATATTTTAGGATTTGATGCTAGTAAAAGCTTAGTCGCTGTAAATCAAGCAGTAAAATCAAATATACAAACTTACTTAACTCAATTTAGAATGATTACAGATGCTGTCAATATAAAAGATGCTTATGTTATTAATGTAGGGGTTAAATTTAATTTACTTACAAAAACAGGATATAATAAAGAACAAGTAGTTTTACAGGCTATAGAAAGAGTTAAAGAGTTTTTCGATGTGGATAAATGGCAAATCGGACAGCCTATAGTATTGGCTGATTTAGCCTATCAAATTTCTCTAGTAGACGGAGTTTCAGCAGTCGTTCCGCCTGAGGATGTAGATCCTGAATCAAGCACTAACGACAGACCGCCGGTTACTATAGTAAATAAATCTTCTAAATCTGCGGGTTACTCTGGTAATATATATGATATAAAAACGGCTACTAAGGAAGGAGTTATTTATCCATCTATGGACCCAAGTTGTTTTCAATTAAAATTTCCAACTATCGATATCGAAGGTAGAGTAGTTGGTGACTCAGCGGGAGGTTAATAATGCATTACTTTATTTATCCAGAATCAGACACTACATTATATTCCGCATCAGGAAGTATGAATACTGGTTTAGATGAGATACTAGAAATAAGAAAAGATGTTGATGATAGTGGAGTTAAGACTAAAGTTTCGAGAATATTGATGAAATTTGATTTAGCTTATATATCACAATCAATCGACAGAGGATTGATTACCAATCCAAAGTTTTACTTAAATTTATATGATGCTAATCCAACAGATTTATCCGTCAGTCAGTCTATATGGGCTCATCCTGTCAGTCAGAGTTGGGATGTCGGAGAGGGATTTAGATTCGATAGTCCAACAACTACAGATGGAGCGAGTTGGAATTATAGAACAAGCGAAACTGCTGAAGATTGGTGGTTAGAAGCTTCTGCTAGTTTATCAGGTTCTGTTGCGCAGGGTGGAACTTTTTATAGTAATGTATACGCTTCACAGTCATTTAGTTATGGTTCTCAAGATATGAGAATGGATGTTACTCCTATTGTAAATAAATGGTTAGATTTAACTTATACAAACGAAGGATTTATTTTAAAGAGGTCTGGTAGTTTAGGTAACGGTGCGGCTGAAGCTGCATCATTCATATCCGGTTCGGGCGAAGAAGGAGATAAGAAAAAATATGGTAACTTTTCTTTCTTTTCAAGACAAACCAATACAATTTATCCACCAAAGTTAGAAGTAGAGTGGTTTGATACAAAGTGGTCTACTGGTAGTTTAAGTCCTTTAGACAGTGATGAATTGGATGATTTAGCTTTCTATATGAAAAATATAAGAGCTACATATAAAGAAAAATCCAAAGTTAAATTTAGAGTAAATGGTAGAGGAAGATATCCAACTAAATCTTTTTCAAATACATCATCAGCCTTTTTGACATCGAAGTATTTACCAAGCGGAAGCTTAGAAAACATAGGTGGAGATGGAGTTTACTATTCTATAGTAGATGATAAGACTGCTGATGTTATCATTCCATTCGGAACAGGCTCACTTGTGAGCTGTGACTCTAAAGGTAACTATTTTAATGTATGGATGGATGCTTTTCAAGCAGAAAGATATTATAAATTTGAATTCAAAGTGGTTAGCGGAAGTGGAACTTCTGAAGAAACTATTCAATTTTTTGATGATGATTTTTTATTTAAAGTTACGAGGTAAAAGATGCCATATACAAAAGAAGAACTCAAAGATTTAGCCTTTTATCAAAATTTAGCTAATGCTGATGAGCAAGAATATTTAATAGAAAAAGAATTGATGATGACTAAAATACAAATATCCGGCTCTGCATATGATGGTGGATTAGTAGCCAGAAATAAAGCAGGAGTAATTCAAGCATTTGAAAATCCATATACAGGTGAATTAAATGAAGATGCAAGCACAGTTCTTTTTGTTCCTAGAATAGTAGATCAATTAAAAGATACCGATGAGATAAATGGTATTATCGACAGAGAGTTAAGGGAGTTATAATGTCAAGTCAATTAAATGATGTAGATAAACAGCGACTAATTCGTGGTATTACCAAAAAGATTGGGGACAAGCCTTATGAAAATGGATATTGGGGCGAGGGTGGTAATGCAGACAGAGATCATGTTCTTGTAGAATTATTAGATGACGCTGGCAATTTAATAGAATATAAAGATTTATTAAAGTATGATGCTATTGTAGGAATAGATGACGATTTTATAAAAATAAACCCAGCTTCTCATTTAAAATTATTTGGTTATGAAACCGGTAGATTTAAAATTAGATATAGATTTATAAGAAATTTAGCTGGAAGAGAAGATCCTGTTTTGCTAAGAACAAAGAGAGGGTTTGAAAATGAAATATTTTCAATCGGTACAAATGCAGAAAATATATATATAAATGATTTAGGTAAAATATTTAATAAGAGTCAAGCTGAGTATGAAAAAAATCCCGCAGGAGCTGAACAATTATTAATATCAGATTATAAATACAAAATTGAAACAATTTCCCCAACAAGAAAAGAAATTAGGCTATCAGCTAAAAATATTGGAGATAGCCCATTGGGTCCATTCAACTACCAAACAGATTTTTTACAACTGCAAGAAGCTGTAAAGATAGAAAATATATCAAGCGGAATCGCATTTAAAGGAAATTTAGTTATTCAACCTCCCGGACCAGGCGCAGGTGCAGCAAATCCACCGGAAACAAAAATGGAATATGATGCTACAAATATTATAGAAATTAACGTAGAGGAAGGTGGTTTCATATTTACGGATAATATGAAGGGTGGAACTATTAAGTTACCTAACGCTTACTTAACCGGATATGTAACTCAACAAGTCCGCACAGATTTAAATATAATAAAAAATGCTGAATTAGAAGAAATAGAAATAGATACGACTACAGGCGCGCCTACGATAATAAGTGCTGGGTGGGATGGTAGTTTACATAGCGATGCTGTAAAATTAGTTGATTGGACAACTGGATATTTCAACTATGGCGAACCTCATGTCGGAACCGGTGCTATTGGTTATCATGCAAAAGTTGTAAAAGGAGAAGGAAACTCTGGTGGGAATTGTATAAAATTTATAGATCAAAATAATTTATATCAAGACTTTGAAGCTTGGGGTGGTGCAAGCGGACACCGACTTATGATGATTGGACAAACTATGCCATCATTAATTAATTTCGGAGCTGCTGCAGGCGATACGATTAATATTAGGTTAGATATAAAGAGCAGTGTGGCTGGAAAGGGTGTTGGTGTTGATTTTAAATATCCTACTGAAAGACTTATTGAATCCGAACCAGATTCACCGCCTGCTGGATATTTCAATCCGTTTGCGCCACCACCTGCGGAAATAAAGCCGACAAATATACCTGAAGGCTATGTAGCAAATAATAATTCTAATGCATCGAATATAGAAGATAAGCCACCAAAAAGAGAAGCACAACTCATGACACATTTTGGTGTATCATTCTTCGAAGGACAAATAGGTCAAACTACGGCTGACTTTGGTGGAGCAGGAGCTTGGATAATTATTCAAATAATACCACCAATATTAACAAATCCAAAGAAATGGATTTTTGCTCCAAATCTCGCAAAAGATCCGTATTGGAAGAAAGGAATATTAAGCGAAGATGGTGATTGGCTATGGAACGGTTCTCAATGGGTAGTAAAAGCCTCAGCAAATAGTCCCAGTCCTCCTGATGGAACTGTCAGTAGTGTTCAGTATTCCGATGAAAATGTTGTAAATGGTCACCCATATCAAGCGCCGGGATTTACAACTCCTGCTGCATACCAAAGGGTAGTGCGGCAAGGTGAAAACGCAGGTTGGCAAACAGGAACAACAGATGGTGACGGTGCGATATTATTTAAGGATGATTTAATTTGGGAAGTTAAACAGACAGAATTTACAGTAAATTCAAATAAATTAGTATTGCATAAATTTGAAGATTACTTTCCCGTAGTTAGAAATGTAAGTATAAGTCAAATAGTCGATGGACAATCATCTACAGTTTCTATATATGATGACATTTTTAGATATGGATTTATACAGAGTGTTTCTAGAGTTAGGAAACCCGGCAGTAGTAATAGTGTTTGGTCAGAACGTTTTATAATATTTTATAGTAATGGAACTGGTGCTGAAGATCAGAACAGAATTTTTATTGCAAGAAAATTTAAAGATAACTTTGATGATATAAACGAGCAAAATAGGGGCGTAGTCCCTTGGTTAGATCTTGACGAAGGCTTTAATGATAGATTAAATGCGGGCGAAGGTAAGTTCGAGACTTGGTTTAAAAAGAATAGTTCTGATTTTAGACATTACTTTACAATATCAGGCACGGGATTATATTATGCAATGGATGATGGTGATGGAGATTACTATGAGGCTGCATCGGATGAAGATAGTTTCTTTTCTGAAGATCCAAAACCGTTCGCAGACGGATTCTCTTCAGATATTCCAGCAGAATATGAGGTTGCATTTGCTAAGAATTCAGGATTTAGTTCAAACTATATTGGTATAGTAGGAGATCAAGTATATTTTTCAAAAAGTAGCACTTCTGATGGTGTAGATAAAACATTATCTGTACAGGACGTATTTTACAATGCCGGCATTAAAGGAGATGAAGGCGAGGAGATAATATTTGGTAGTAGAAATCCAGGCGCTGATAATTACGATTCATTAGCCTTATATGATGATGGAAGTAGTGAATTTAGCTATGATTTAAATCCATCTAAGGATGGAACTTTAAGTCCAGCAGAACAATGGGTATGGGATGGTCAAGCTGCTATTTGGAACTCACAAGATGCCGCAATTGCATACATTTATAATAAAATTGGAGTGGAGGCATTTACATTAAATGCTGGTGGGTGGAGCACCTTAGAACTTAGTGTAGATGTTCCAAATGATTGGTTTTTAACAGCAGAATTTTTTCTAGAAGTAAGAGGTGATAATACTTGGGATACAAGCAAAGGACTTGGAATAGATAACTCATATGGAATAACGTGGGTTGATAATTTATTCATAGACTTTACGTTAAATGCACAACAAACAGAGCAACCAATATATGCTGACTACGAAGCTACTATAACTGGAATTCAAGGAGAGGGATCAACGATAACTGTAAATAAACATTGGAATAATGTTGGCAGTGAATTAATTCAAACAAATGATAATGTTACTAATTATGAAGATGATAGTAATCCTGTAAATTTTCCTAACTTTTCAGTTTCTTATCTTGTATATAATCCATATGATATGAGAACCTATCTAAAATTTGGAAATAGGATGTTTTTAACTACTAATTTTAAAAAAGATTTTGTAACAATGCCCTATCCATATTCAGTCGTGTATAAGTTATATGAGCCATTACCAACTGACATCGAAAGATTAGACGAAGTAGTCGTTGTAAAAGAAATGGGCGATGTAGTTGAAGAAGATATTGAGATTATAGACTTTGTTGATACTGATGTTGGCGATGTAGTTTTAAAATCTCCAGATATGATGAATGTTGAAAGTCCTATACAGAGAAGAACTACTGATTATGTAAGTCAAACTGAAATTTTAAGTGAGGATTCAACTGTATCTGGTTTGCTGAGAGATGAATTTTTAAGTCAGAGTATGGACAGCGTAGAAATAAATGTAGATTACAGTAATTTTAGAAATTTTATAAACTTTAGCTCAGTATCAAAAAGGATTAATAATTTTAAATACAAATTAAATCAAATCGAAGGTTATGTAGCAACAAGCGCATCCTACAATGGTATCAGCGGTTCAAACGCTGATGTTAAAGTGGCTGTATCTTCTATTGACGAGTTAAAAAATAATTTTGATGGATTTGAAAAATATATGTATTTTCAATCTTCATCATATGTCACAAGCTCATTAGGTGAATTTTTTGATAACTCTTGGCCTAAAACTTCCGGAACAGGAAAAGTTGGCGATGCATATGTTTTAGCACATACTACATCATCTAAAGCTAAGAATTGGTATACTATACAAAATTCGAGTGCTTCTTTATATGATGAGGACAGTTTTAATAGATTAAGTAATATTATACCACAGCATATAAAATTTGATACTAATAATCAAACTTATGTAGATTTAGTGAATATGGTAGCTCATCATTTTGATAATATATGGATTTACATTAAGGCTATGGGGGATGTACACGATAGAAGAGAGAAACTGTCGGAAGGTATGTCTAAAGATTTATTTATGAGTGTTGCTAAATCATTGGGATGGCAATTAAATGACGGCAAAGATACAATTTCTCTTGCTAAATATGCATTAGGTAAAGAAGTAACAGGCTCCTCTTTTTCAGCTCATTCATCTCAGCCAGAGCGTGATACTTCAAGAGAAATTTGGAGTAGGATTGTTAACAATATGCCATACTTCTTAAAAAATAAAGGAAGTGTTAGAGCTATTAAGGGTTTGATAAGTGCATATGGTATACCATCAACTATTTTAAGGGTTAAGGAATATGGCGGACCTGATTTGCCGGATAACGCTACTCCTCAATTTGAAATAGGAAGAAAGTTTACAAAGTCATTAGATTTTAGAGGTGGTCAATTTGTTAAAACCACTTGGGTTGATGACTCCTCATCGGGAAGAAAGCCGGATACGATTGAATTCAGATTTAGAACGCCAACTGGCTCAAATCAGATACTAGTTGAAAAGAAATCGGCAAGTCCTAATTTATCTTCTAGTTTTTTCATAAAATTAAAAGAAAATAACTCAATTGATAATTATGGGTATGTGGCTTTTCAGATAAGCGGTTCTGATGGATTGAAGGAAATATCATCTTCTAATTTTCCTGTATATGACAATGATTTCTTTTCCGTTATGGTTCGTAGAACTTCTGGAAGTGATAACAGAAATGTATCTCAATCATTTGAATTACATTTAAGTAAGTATGATGCTAGTAGAAGTAAAATAAATTTATATTCTAAGTCTACATTAGTAACCGATATAGCTTCTTCAGCTTCTTACAATCAAAATTGGGCAACCGATGGTGATATTTTCATTGGTGGAAGCGAAGATAACGCTTTAGTAGGAGATCAATTTAGTGGATCATTAATGGAGTATAGACATTGGACAGAGGTATTAAATACCGGCTCTTTTAGAAATCACATAGGAAATCCAAAAGCTTATAATGGAAACTCATTATCTTCATCATATGAAAATTTAGTTTTAAGATATTCCTTTGACGATAATAATGATTTAAGCACAGATACAGATGGTATCAGAGATGTTAGTGCGAATTCAACAAATGCTTATTCAGGATCTCATAACGGATTTACAGGAAACTTTTTCAGTAGTGTTGTTGATGAGACAAAAAGTAATGTTCCAAGCATCGGCGCTTTGAGAAGAACTACTAATAAAATAAGGATTGAACCAAATCCTTTAAAAACCGGATTTAATTTAAACTCCAAACACAGAGCTACACTAAGTGCATATGATACTGCTCCTAACGATTCTAATAAAGTAGGTGTGTTCTTTGCTCCAACTGATGTAATTAATACAGATATAATAGAATCCGTAGCTGATTTAAATTTTGATAATTTCTTAGGTGATCCTAGAGATTTACAAGAATTAGAATATCGTGGTTTAAAAAATGCTGCCGATAATTATTGGAAAAAGTATAAATCACCAAATAACTTTTGGGATTATATCAGACTTATAAAATTTTACGACCAATCTTTATTTGGTCAGATAAGAAAAATGATTCCTGCTAGAGCTAAAGCAAATTTGGGTATTTTGGTAGAACCAAATTTATTTGAAAGATCAAAGGTAGTAATAGGTAAAGCTCCTAAATTTGAAAACTTTTATTATACTTCATCTATAGATATTGGAATAGATTTAATTAAAGTGTCAAGTTCATACAATCATGACAATAACTATACAATAACAAATTTCAATTCATATGATGGAAGAATAGATATGTATAGCTATGAATCTGGATCTTCTGTTTATAATATTACGGGATCAGTTCCCACCTATGAAGGATCATCTTCACAATTTTTAGATGAAAGTTATGAATTATCTTTATGGCAAAGATTAAATCAGCCGGATAAACTTTATGCTACTGCAAGTATTACCTTTGGAGATTTTAAATACTTTGAAGCTCTTCAGCCAGTAATTTCTGAGTCTGTTACTAGAAATAATAACGCAAAAGAAATGAAGTTTTATACTACGCCACTAAGTGCCTCAATCGGCAATTCTTTCTCTTCATCTTTCTTTAATACTGATACAGATTACCTATTAGAAGATACTGAAGCTAGGGTTCGTTCCTATTTTGCTGGTGTTAAAAATACTGCTTTGACGACAATTGATGGTGGTCCTCCAATTGAGATTACTCTTACCTCACCGACAAGGCTGGTAAAGAAAACTCCAGGAGAATCTTCATTGGATACAGGAGAAGGAACGGTTGCTAAATTCAAGCCAAAAAGGCGTAAGAAACGTAAAAAAGTTCAATTCGGTAGAAGAAAGTTTAAGCCGAGAAATGCTAATCAGGCAGTTGGTGATGCTGAAGAACAAAAGGGTGGTTTGCTGTCAGCTTTAGAAATTCAAAGAGCAATAAAAGAATTTAAATTAGCTGCTGGTATTGCTGGCACTAAGAAGAAAAAACGGGGAAGGAGAGGAAAGAAGAAGAAAAAACCAAAAAGACTTTAGATAGAAGAAAAAGTTAGAAAATACAATTTTAATTAATAAAAATTTGATATTAGTATATTTATATATGAATCAAATTATACAAAATCCAAACATTTAAATTAGGAGTTATCTTATGGGATTTCTAAATAACACAACAGTTACCGTTGATGCTATTCTTACCAAAAAAGGTAGAGAGTTATTAGCACAAGGTACTAATGCTTTTAACATAACAAAATTTGCTTTAGCAGATGATGAGGTTGATTATAGACTTTTTGATGTATCTCATCCAAATGGTTCTGATTTTTATGGGGCTGTAATTGAAAATATGCCGCTATTAGAAGCTTTTCCTGATGAAAACCATATTATGAGATATAAGTTGGTAACGTTACCGAAAAGCACTAGAAAGATGCCTATCATTAGTGTTCAACCAAATACTGTAACTTTTGAAGCAGGTGGTGGATTAAACCAACCTCCTGTAGTAATTACGCCAACAACTGCGAATGTAGCCGATACATCCTATACTTATATCTTACACGATCAGTCAGTAGCTACGATGACAGTGGTAAATGCAGCAGGCGCAGGTGGCGCAGGAGCAACCACACCATTTTTCTTAGGTGATGATGATGTTCCAAATAGTAAAACATTAGTTGCTGGTTCTGTTAGAATCGGACTTCTACCTTTGTCAGTAGGGAATACTGCGACAGGCAAATCAACACAATTAACAATAATTGGTAATGATACAGGCGCTACAATATCTATAACAATTACTAATAAAGTAATCATAACCTCTGGCGTTGGTGCTGGTGCATTTGGTTAAAGGAGCAATTTATGTCTATTTATAAGGAATTTAATATAGTTTCACCCCTAAGTCCTGAATCAGGAGATGTGGTAACAAATGCAAAAGATATAGTTTCCTCCGGAATGTTTGATGCTGGAAAAGCTTCTATAACTACATTTTTTACATCATCTACTCAATCAGCCAGCTCAGCTGCTCATTATTTAGATGTTTATTCAGCTAACCCATCAACCGATACTACAGCTAAACCGCAATTTTCTATTGCATATGGACACTTTAATGGAAGTGGTTCTGTTGGAAGGCAAGGAGTTGCTGGAAATAGAGCATCAGCTGCTATTTACAGACAATTATCCAATACATTATTAGGACCTAATAAAAGTCTATTTACATTTGCTGGAGCAGGAAATCATATAAAACCAAAATTTGTTTATGCTATAGCTATGGCTAGACAACAACTCAGAGAAAAAATGGATCCGGGCAATTGGGAACTACATTTAAGTGGTAGTACTTTAGTAATAGCCGGAGCTCAAGGTAAAATAAAACTAATTGACGATAGTGGTGCTACTACTAATCCCGAAGTAAATCAGGGTGGTAGGGTATTTAATGTTGTTAGTGGTTCTATTGCAACCGGAACGGCCGTTACTAATACAACTGCTGCTGCTCAGCCAGGAGGTTCATATGGATTGTTTTATCCTGATTTAGGAATAATAATTTTAAATGGTCCTATAGTAAATGCTTCTGCTTCTTTAAATACGGGCTTAACATCCAATGTCGAAGGTGGAAATAATGTTAAATTTCTCAGAGCTATAACAGGAAGTGCTCAAACAGGCTTTACTGGATATTTTGCTGCTCGTAGAGAAGAAGTAATTACATCACAACATTATTTTTGTAGAATACCAAACAAAGAATTTAACTTTAGTTCTAATCCTACATTTGCTACTGCATCTGATGGTTCATTAACTCAAGCTACATTCTTTAAAAATCCAAAAACGTTTATTACACAAGTTGGATTATACAATGATGATGGAGAGTTACTTGCAATTGCTAAATTAAGTAAGCCACTATTAAAATCTTATTCGAGAGAAGCAATTATCAAAGTTAAATTAGACTTTTAATTTTGGGAGATATAGGTCATGTTTAAGAGGCTCGACCCGACAGATGTGGATAAAACGCCATTTAAGGTTTACAAGCAATTTAGTTTAACAGAAGCTGATAGCGGTAGTTATGTATATAACTTTAGAGCTATAAGTGGAAGTCATAGAGCATTCTTAACTTCGACTGGCGAAAAAACTTCATTTCATACAGAAACTGCTACGCCACAGCACTTTTATCACCTTCCTGCATACTTTATGATTAATAGTAGATACTATAGACAAAAAAGCTCTGGTATAAGAAGAGATTTTTCTACTATAAATCCATTTAATAACTTTGCTTCTAATCAATCAACTCAATATAGATTATTACATAAATCAGCATCTATAATATCTGTGTCTGATAGTTTATATGGTGAACGGATAAAACCAAGATCGATAGAATTAGAAGATGATAGCACATCTGCGACAATTACTATAGTGGATGATGGTAAGGGTAACTTGTTTGATAAAAGCCTTTCTTCTAGCTTTGCATTGTTTGCTTCGGGTGGATTTGCTGATGCTGATATAGAACATTCTACTGCTAGTTTTGCAGGTAATGTTTTTTATGAGGAAGGAGTATTGGTATTTACAAATACAGGCTCTAATTTTGTAAATGTTGGAACAGGAAAGGGTTCTGATGGTTTTTTATTAAAGTATAAAGCACAAGTTACATTAAATGAATACTCTTACACATGTATATCAGGTGAAAATGAATTTAATTCAACAACTAATATTACAGCCACATTTGAAAGAAGCGGTAGTATAACTTCAACCGGTGATGATTCGTGGAGATTTTTTCCAATAGGGGATGGTGTAACAAAATCAGGCTCCTATGGTAATTCCTTTAATGCTGCTACTAAATACGAAGCATTTGTAACTCATTCGGATTTTGCGCCATATGTTACTAAAATAGGACTGTATAATGACTTTGATGAGTTATTAGCTGTAGGACAATTATCTGCTCCAATTAAAAATGATAAAAATTTATCATTAGGGTTTGTAATTAGGTTTGATGCGTAATGAAAAAACATCTTGACTTTTATCTTAAATATCTGTATATTTACTCAACGGAGATAGTATATGGGTAAATTTAAAAAAATGATGGAAGCAGCTTCAAGCTTAAAAGAATCAAGCACTACAACTAAATCACCTGGTCCAAAAGGACATTCTGCCTTTTTAAAGAATCCTGATGAATTTAAGAAAAGAAATAAATCGTTAGCTTCCTTTTATAAAAAGGCTATGGGTTATTTATTGGTAGAAAGGGTTGACTTTTTGCAAAATGCTACTGAGTTAGTAAGAAAGTATGGTTTGAAATCTAAGATTAAAATTGGCAGCGGTAAAAACTTTGGTGAGTATATTCCTGAAACTGATACAATCACTATAAGAACATCTTACAAAACCTACAAAGAATTTCTGATGACGGTTTTACACGAGATAGGTCATGCTTTAGATTCTAAAAAATTAGGCAGAGTCAAGTTTCTGAAGAAGTATACTCAAGCAGGAACAATGGCTGCTTATGACGGATTAGATCCTCATGATGATAATAGATGGGAAGAGAAAGCTGAAAGGTTTGCTGAAAAAGAAATAAAAAAATATATTTGAATAACAGGTTTTAGTCTTATATATATTAGTAATGTTAACATACAATTCCATTAAAAAATTCTGTATAGGTTTTTAATTAAATTTCTATGCCTTGTTTTCAAACTAATGTAATTAACTATTAACAAGTACAAGTATAAGTAATTAATTAGCAAGTATAAGTAATTAACAAGTATTAAGTATAAGTAATTAACAAGTATTAAGTATAAGTAATAAATTATGAAATCAAGAAGTGCCAAGAACAAAGGTAAAAGACTTCAAAACAAT